ACTGAGGAACAAATGGCTCAAGGCCAACAGCAACAACAAGATATGATGCAACAACAAACAATGGCTAAGATGGCTGAACGGGCCGCTCCACAACTCGCAAAGGGTATGGCAGAGCAACCCCCAGCAGAACAGCCTCAACAATAGACAGTGGTAAATGGCTGAAACTTTAAACACATACCAACCCCAACCAGCGGAGAGCCAAGCTCATGTAAATGAGATGGTTAAGAAAGCTGACAACCTGTCGAATACAGAAACTCAGGAGGGCCGACCAGATTGGCTCCCTGAGAAATTCAATTCGGCAGAGGATATGGCGAAAGCCTATTCACAACTAGAAAACAAAATGGCTACGCCCGATAGCGAACAATCTGATGAGGCTCCTGAGGAGCTTGCAGAGGCACGGGATGCCGTTGAAGGCCTAGGCCTTGACTTCGATGCTATGACCTCTGAGTTCTCAGAACAAGGTGGCTTAACAGATGATACATATCAGAAACTAGCAGATGCGGGTATCCCATCTAATGTTGTTGATGCGTTTATCGACGGTCAAATGGCTGTTGCAAACAATGTACGAAATGATGCCTTTGGCCTTGTGGGTGGTGAAGAAAACTACACTGGCATGGTCGAGTGGGCGGCTCAAAACTTATCGGAGCAAGCCGTTGGAGCTTATAATAACGCTATTGATGGCAGTGATCCTAATGCTGCCAAGTTAGCCATCCAAGGCCTTCATGCCCAATACCGTATGGAAACTGGCACAGAGCCTTCCCTGATTTCAGGGCAAGCAGCTAGTACATCCTCAGGGGCCTACAACTCTGTAGCTGAACTGACAGCAGCTATGGGTGACCCAAGGTATGGGAAAGACCCCGCATACCGCCAAACCGTGCAAGATCGATTAGCACGAAGCTCGGTATTCTAAAGAGAGGTGAGAGTTTACAGTGTAAACTTTTACCCACACTAAAAAGCTATATACATCCCACCGAATAATCTTGGCCCTCTGCGGAGGACAACCTTGGTGAACGATGTGGTGTGACTTGCTGATTAGATTTTAAATCAACAAACACACACGAAAGTTAAAATAAAATGGCATTTCCTACAGACCAAACGGTCTCACGTATAGGACAACAGAACGCTACAGGTGATGTACGTTCTTTATTCCTCAAACTGTATGCTGGTGAAGTTCTCACAGCATTTGAAGAGCGCAATATCTTTATGCCTCTTCACCGCACACGCACGATCTCCAATGGAAAATCGGCACAATTCCCCATGACGGGAACCGCAAGTGCAAAATACCACAATCCTGGCGAATTGATCCAAGGTGATATCATCAAGAAAGGTGAGCGCACTGTAACCGTTGACGATCTCTTGATCTCAACCCAGTTCATTGCAAACATCGATGAAGCTATGACGCATTTTGATGTGCGTAGTATCTACTCCAAAGAAGCTGGTATGGCTCTGGCAAACACGGCAGATAAAAATATTGCCAAGATCATTGCCCGTGCAGCCCTTATCAACGATGCTACTGAGGCAGCAGCCGCTGGCTTGACTACCTTTGATGGTGAAGTGTTCACTAACAATGTAACTGTGGGTAACGCTGCCGCATCAGGTAACGATTTCGTTGCCGCTATCTACGCAGCATTGGAAGAGTTCGACACCAAAGACATCACTGGTGACAAGATTTGTGTACTGCCACCCGCGCATTACTACAAACTGTTCGGCGCTGGTCAGGCCGTGGGTAACCTTGGTTACATGAACCGCGACATTGGTGGTACTGGTTCACAGGCAACTGCAACAGCACCAGTAATTGGTGGTATTCAGATTGTTATGTCTAACCACATGCCAACAACCGATGAAAGCATCACTAGCCTCACACCTAGTCCGCTTACTTCTACCCGCGCAAGCGCGTACAAAGCTGACTTCTCAGCCCTCAAGGGCTTGATCTTCAGTGCTGAAGCAGCGGCTACCGTAAAGCTTATGGACCTCGGTGTAGAGAGCGAATATCAAATTGACCGCCAAGGTACTTTGATGGTTGCCAAGTACGCTATGGGACATAATATCCTTCGCCCAGCTTGTGCAATCGCACTCGTTTAATTTCTCAAGGGGAGCCTCTTAACAGGGGTTCCCCTTTTTTTTCATTTAAGGATACAGCATGACTACACCAACAACTGAATTAGAGGCTGTCAACGTAATGTTGTCCTCTATTGGTGAAGCACCTGTAAGCTCCCTGACTTCTGGTCTTATTGATGCAGAACTTGCTGAGACCATCCTAGGTAACATCAACAGGGAGGTTCAATCACAGGGTTGGAACTTCAACAGGGAGTATAACTACCCCCTAACACCCGACAGCGTAAGCCAAGAGGTTACAGTACCCACCAACACAATGCGTGTGGATGGGATGAGCAAAACAGATAAGCTTGATGTTATCCAAAGGGGTACGCGCCTTTATAACAAAGCAAATTTTACCTACGTCTTTGAGGAGATTGTAAAAGTAAACATTACATTCCTCTTAGCGTTCACAGATATTCCAGAGGTAGCTAGACGCTACATCACCCTGAGAGCAGCCCGTGTATTTCAAGACAGAACCATTGGGGCCTCAGACCTTCACACCTTCCAACAACGCGATGAGCTTGAGGCTCTTATAGAGATAAGAGAGCTTGAGAGTGATCACGCAGATTTAAATATTTTCAATAATTATGATGTGTTCCGCACCATAGATAGACGGATTAATTCTTAATGGCATTGATCAGCGGTTCGATACCCAACCTGATTAACGGGGTATCTCAGCAGCCTAGTAGCTTACGGCTACCCACACAGGCACAGAACGTAAAGAACGCGCTGTCTAGTGTGGTTAAAGGCTTACGAAAGCGTCCACCAACAGAGCATGTCGCTTATGTTACTGGACTTCCAACATCTAACTTTTTAACTGCCTACTTCCACACCATGCGTTTGCAAGATACCGATGGGGTCTCAAGGCCTTACTTCATGGTTGTGGGTGCTAGTGGTATCTCGGTCTACAATTCCTTAGGGGTCCAACAGACCGTCACAGACAGCACAGGGGGCTATGGTTACTTATCGGGTACAATCGACTATAGTAGCCAGATTTCAGCAACCACAGTCGCAGACTACACCTTCATCTTGAGTAAAACAAAGAAGGTTAAGAAGGGTACAACATCAACAAGCCCCTTAAAACAAGAGGGTATGATTGTTATTAAGCAAGGGGATTATAGCACTAACTATAAGGCCTCTATTACCTACAACAGCACTACATACTCAGCTAGTTATACTACTAGAAACAGCGGGGATGTAGCGCATGAAGTAGATGCTAAAACAGACAACATTGCTAGTCAGCTAAGGTCTTCTCTCCAAGGGGCTGTACCCTCTGGCTTCACCTTTGAACTAGACAATAATGTTATCTACGTGACCAGATCAGATAATGCTGAGTTTTCTATAGGTGCAGGGGATAGCGCAGGGGATACACATACCAAAGCAATTAAAGGTGTTGTGGGGAGCCTAAAGGACTTACCAACTAATGGTAAAGAAGGTTTCATGGTTCGTGTTAGTGGTGACACTAGCAAAGGCCAAGACGATTACTTTGTTAAGCTACAGACCACAGATGTCGGTAGTGATACCGTCTGGAAAGAAAGTGTAGGTCCAGATGTCTTAAAGGACTTTGACGCTACTACGCTTCCTCACAAGCTAGTTAGAGAGGCCAACGGCACCTTCACATTCTCACCTGTTGATTGGATTGAGAGAAAGGCTGGGGACGATGATACAAACCCTTTTCCATCTTTCGCAAATTACGATGAAACAGAATATCCTGACGGTCAATATACCATCAACGATATATTCTTTTACAAAAACCGTTTGTGCTTACTTTCCGATGAAAACCTTATTTGTAGTGCTAGTGGTGATTTCTTTGCGTTCTTCAATCAGACGGTCTTAACTGTCTTAGACGATGCACCTATTGATATAGCTGTTAGTAACAATGCAGTAAGCATATTAAAGTACGCTGTACCCTTTAATAATAGCTTGATCCTATTTTCGGATCTAACTCAGTTTAGGGTTACCAGCATAGATATTTTCTCAGCAGCAACAATCTCAGTAAACGTATCTACACAGTTTGAAGCATCCCTAAACTCCCGCCCAGCTTCCGCTGGTAAGTATGTATTCTTTCCCACCCTGAGAGGCATCTGGTCTGGTGTGCGTGAATACTTTGTGGAGAGCGATAACGATACAAACGATGCCGCTGATATCACAGCCCATGTGCCTGAGTACATTAGTGGTGAAGTTAAGCAGCTAGTGGCATCCCCAAATGAAGACATCCTTATCCTAAGGAGTTCGGGGGATCGATCAGAGGTCTATGTTTATAACTACTACTGGCAGGGCAGGGAGAAGCTTCAGTCAGCTTGGTCTAGGTGGACCTTTGGTAACAACGTACTTTTTGCAGCAATCGATAAAAGTAAGATATACCTCTTAGTGGAGAGGGCAGAAGGTGTTTCTATTGAAACCATGAACCTCTCGCAAGATGACTGCCTAGCAGATACATCAACCTTTGGTATTCATTTGGACCGTAGGTTCAAGAGAACTGCATCAACAGATACTCTGCCTTACACTGGTGGAACACCCATAGCACAGACAGGTAATGAACTTGTTGAAGCTACAAACGTGGCAACAAACTTAGATGCTGGTACTGTTGTATATACAGGGGTGCCTTTTGACTTTGAGTATGAGTTCTCACCCATAGTTATCAAGGAAGAAGACAACCCAATTACACAGGGTAGATTACAGATACGATCCCTAAACATTGTTTATGACGATACCTCATTCTTCCAAACCTCAATATCCCGACAAGGGCAAACAGCCTCTATTAAAACATTCAACGGGAGAGACCTTGATGGTACTGGTTCCTACATTGGGACCCTACCAACTCAGAGCGGATCACTAAAAGTACCTGTTCTGGCTGAGAGCAATAATGTTGTCATTAAGCTCATAGGTAATTCCTTCCATCCCACAAACTTTCAATCAGCCGAATGGGAAGCAACTTTCCATCTACGCAACAAGAGAACCTAGCGTGATTAAATTTACACCTTCTAAGCTAAAAGACTGTATGACACTGGCCCCTCAAATGAGGCACGTAGATGTTAAAGAGATTAGGGCATCAAGCGGTCTACCACCCTATGACGCCTTGGCCTTCTCAATAAACTTAGAGGGTATAAACGAGACCATATGGGTTAACGATAAGATTGTTGCCATGTGTGGTATCGCTGACAAAGGAACCATTGGTATCCCGTGGATGCTGGGTACTGATACCCTAAAAAGAAACGCCAAGAGCCTTCTACCTATTTCCAAGAAGTGGGTAGAGAAGCATGGTGCTAAATTTGATCTGATGTTCAACTACGTTTCTGCGGAAAACCTTAGTTCAATCAGGTGGTTAAAATACCTCGGCTTTACTTTGATTAGATACATCCCAGAGCATGGGGTGGGAAGGAAACCGTTTTATGAATTTGTAAGGATAAAAGAAGATGTGTGAACCAACTACAATAGCGTTGGCTACAATGGCTGTGGGTACAACACAGGCCTTGATGCAGCACAAAGCCCAAAATGACAGGGCTAAACAACAAACTGCACAAAACAATATTAACTCACAAAACGCCATTCGTTCTATGGATTTCCAGAACGCTGGCATCAACATGAGATTAGAACAAGAAGCCGATAGAGCCGTAGATGATCGGCTTGAGAATGTCTTAGAAGCCGCAAGGATGAGGTCTAAGATGGTTGCCTCTGCGGGGGACGGTGGTGTTGCTGGACAGAGTACAGACTTTGCGTTGAGAGATGTAGGTCGGACTGCAAGTAGAAACAGATCATCAATCAATAGGAACCTAGATGCCAAATTTGCACAAGGCTTCCACGACAAGCTAGGCATTAAGGCTCAAACAGAGAGCCGCCTGAGTAGTATGCCCATTCCTCAGAAAGCAAGCTGGATGGCTACAGGCCTTCAGATCGCTGGTGCAGGATTGCAAGCAGGAAGTAATTATCAAGGCATGACAGCGGGTGCTGGTGGTTCAACATGGCAGGACTTGGGCAAAGTAGGTCAAGTAGCTTAATTTAAAATAGGAAATATAATGGCACCAAGAGTTCAAGTTGACACTTCTTCTCTGCGGAGGCTGGATCAAAAAACTGCTGTAATCGCAAGACCAGTAGACACAATGGTTTCAGTAAGTAATCAAGTTCAACAGAATAGTCAGTTACAACAAACAGCCAATGCGTTGGCTCAAATAAATCCAGACCTAAACAAGTTTTTAGTAGAGGGTCAAAAACAGAGAAACGAAGACGATCTGGAAGAAGGCACGGCTGCATGGCAGAAGGCCAACGATAAAGAAAAGAAGGCCTACCTAAATGCCATCAAGTCTGGTCAGATCGATGAGGTTGAAAGCCCCTTCTACATTAAAGGTATGTCCAAAGGTATCCTGAGAGATCGGGCGCGTGATTACGGTCAACAACTTGTTATTGATTGGAACGCAAAGAAGGGTACTAAGGGCTTTAATATAGATAAGTTCTTAACAGAGAGTAAAACTGCCTACGTTAAAGAGCATGGCTTAGATGGCTTTGCTGATAATATATTTAACTCAGAATTTGGACGGTTGGCTGACGCCTACGGTAACCAAGTTAGTCAACGTAATTACGAAGACAGATTAAAGAAAACACGCCAAGCACGGCTAACCCTGTTAGGTCAGGACGTAGTAGGTGCGGCGGCTAAAGCCACCAATAATGCTGGTGATTTTAATGCTACAACTTATATTGCTGAAGTTAACAAGGTTATGGAACAGGCAATATCTGAAGGCCTAGACCCCACCAATTCCCGTCAGCAAGTCTTAGCTCAGTTACAGGCTTCAGCTACTACAGACCCAGAGAACGCTAAAGCATACATAGATGCTGCCGCCCAGTTAAGTACACGATACGGTAAGTATGGTGAAACGGGTAAGGGTGCTTTGTGGGTAGCGGAGAAAAATGATTTCTTTGAAAACAAAGCAGAACGAGATGCAGATGAGGATTGGACAGAAAATAGGAGAGCTGCACAGCTTAAATTACTAGACGCAGAAATATCGATGCAGAAAGCTATAAATGGTAACGCTGATTATCTCAGCACTACAGAGGGTAAATATGCTTTAGACCAGATGTCTGAAATGGAAGGTGGAAGAACATTATCTCAAAACTTCAAGAACCAGTACAAAACTGATGCTAAAGTTGTCACTGACCCAGATGAATATAATGCGGTTGCAACAAGTATTCAAAGTGGGGCGGGTACTATCGATGAAGGCGATATAGACAAATATCCCAACATTAGTGGTGAAGATAAACTCAAGCTAAAGCAAATGCTTGGTGCTGGCACAAGGCTTCAAGTTGCCCAATCACGTTTAGGCCTCAATGACTACGTTACCGATTTAGAGAGCTTTGCTACAAAGCGTGATCCCAACGATCCCTTGGCGTCAGTCTATGGTACTGTATCCCCTTCGTTTAGCGTACTTGGTACGGGAGCGCGTGAAGCTGCGGCTGAAGTTGTATTAGAGGCCGATAGACAGTTTGACTTATTAACCGCTGACGGGAGAGCTAAAGCACGGACCTACATACGTGAACAGTTCGATATACTCAAAAAAGATATTGAGGATCAGAGAACTGAAATTCGTGGTAAAGGGCTTAACGACTATAGTACTTCGATGGATAATGCTGGTGGTTTAGGCCCAGAAAATGGTGGCAGTGTTGATAAAACCACCGCTACTACAGCTAGTATGGAGGGTGTTACCCCAGAGGCTTTGCCTGTTTATACCTTCCTACCTCCAAGCACATTAGACAACGCAGTAGTAGAAGCTAAGAGACCTGTAAGTAATATACTCCCCAAGAAATATGAAAGCTTCTCCGAAGGTCCGATTTTAGAATTTACTAATAATGCTGATATCCAAAGCTTAATGGACGATTACGCAGAGATATTTAGAAATCCTGACCGAGCATTTTCAGAAAGTCGTTTGGTCAATATGGCTATGCAATACGGGGTAACTGTAGAAGAACTAGGGACTAAAATTACAAGTCAAATGGAGGCAAATCTTCAAGCTGAGGAATTGGAAAAAGAACGCCTTAGACAAGAAGAAGAGGATAGACAGGTAAAAGAACTCACTGCTGAACCCACACTGACTAATGCGGAAGAGATTGAAGTAGGTGAGAATGAGCTAGACGCCATTGAAATGCACGGCGAAGATAAGGTGGCACAGTACAAGTTAGACTACCCAGAAACCTACTTAGCAAAGTTGATGCAAGAAACAATGCAACCAGACTTTGTTGCGTTTGAGGCTGAACCATTTGAGCCAGCGGAGATAGTAACTGATGCTACAGAGGCTGAAGCAGAAGCAGTAGCAAACGTAGCTAGTGAGCTAATCTACGATGCCTCTGATGAACAAATAGAACTAATATCTGGTGTTCTATCGGGCTATGACCTCTCTGATACCAACGCTATTGCAGCACAGGTACAAAAGGTGTTCCCTGATATTAATGAGCAGCAACTCAGAGACATCATACAGCGTGTAGGACCCAACACGGCACCTGAGGGTGTTGATATGGCTCCACCGTCTATGGTCTCCCCTACATCCACCATTAGGAACGTAGCGGGTATGCAAGCTCCTAGCATGAGTAGTTCATCACCAGATGGTGCTGTTAATACTGGTGTGGCATCTCAGAGCGGGACTTCCATGATGCCAGCATCTTCCAAGGCACAACTACCTAAAGCTGGTAAGCAAGATGAAGCAGTTGCCCCAGTTTCAAGGCAAGATGAGCGTCAGATGCGGAAGGTCCTACGGGACCTGAGAATGGCAGAGGCACAACAATTATCAGCACTAGAAGCAGAAGCAGATAAAGCAATGGCTGCGGCTGATCTTAAACGTCTTAATGCTAAGAAGCAGAAAGAGCTAAAGGCTGAAATTGCAAGAAAAAGGGAACAAGATAAGCAAGAGTTCTTAAAGAGACAAAGCCTTATGCAGTCTAAGGGGATTGCAAAATTTATCGCTGAGAGAGCCGCAAAGTTCCCAGATAAATTTGGTGTAACAATGTCGGATGATTTAGACAGCTACCTCGCTAAAACAAAACCTCTATGGTTCGCATTATGGGATGGTCTTCTCCCTGATGGTCAAGAAATCCCTGCCGTCTTCTATGAAGTTTTAAAAGAGAATATGAGAAAAAGGATACCTAATTAATGGCTTTTGATAAAAATGGTCGTTGGGTTTACACTGACGAGCAACAGGCCATATTAGACAGTCGGCCTGTGATTGAAGATATAAGTATTGGTCTAAAGGCTGGTATACGTGACGCTGGTGAAGAGACCCTACAAGTAGGTAAGAAACTAGCAGACTATGCTATTGAAACCGCTGGTGATGTAACAGGTTACGGCTGGGAAGGCTTTGAGGACAATAGTAAACGCATCCTTCCCCAAGTCCTTAGACCTACAGGAATGGCTGGTAAATTTACTGAAGACTTGACGCAGTTTACAACTGGGTTTCTGGGTGTTGGCAAATTCATTCGGCCCCTAAAAGGCATTGGTTGGATAGCGGGTGGTAAGAAAGCTCAGTCAGTCACAGGGGGTATAATTAAAACAACCCAACAATCCGCTGTGGCTACAGCCCTTGTCTCTAACCCCTATGAAGATCGCTTGTCTAACTTCATTCAAGAATACCCCCATCTTGAGAACCCTATAACTGAGTACCTACAGGCTGATCCTGAGGACACCTATGCAGAAGGAAAGCTAAAGGCGGGTCTTGAGGACCTACCGCTTTCCCTAGGTGTAGAGTATGGCATGAGGGGTATTATGACTATTGCTAGAGGCTTTAAGAAGGCTGACAACGCTATAGCAAAAGGTGATGATCCAGTTGAAGCAACAAAGCTTGATCAAGATGAGATCAATGACTTAACCGTGCAAGAAGGCGATGCAGTCAAAGCGGGTACTGATGAAACTAATCAGCTAAAAGCTTCAGCAAAAGTAGAGCAAGAGAACGTAGATGCTGCTATCGATGCGGGGGCTGATAACCTCGACACCATTGATCTAACAGCTACAAAAACTATTGTAGGCAAACGCTTGATGCAAGCCAGTGCTGATAATGGTGAGAACTACGCAAAGACCTTGAAGTCCTTTTCAAAAAAAGACCTACTCGTAATAGCTAAACAGGTTGGCGTTAAAACAGGTCAAAAGAATAAAAAGCAGTTATTTGATGAGATCAACTACGAAGTCTTTAAGGGCGTTAAGTACAAAGCCAAACCAAAAGCAGAGACAGTTACTGTAAATGCCAAGGTTGCCGAGAGCGGTGTACAGGCCCCACAAGCAGTTAAGCTTTCAGCCAAAGCCTTGAAGCAGATTGAGAAGCAGCCTGAGAATATATCTGAAATCTTAAAGGAAGCTAAACTCTACGATCCTAAGACATTTAACCCCGATGATCCAACATCAGTAGTTAGAGACTTGGTGGCTATGGTTCAGAAGCAAAACCCAGCGGTTATTGCGGCTGTTAAAGGCCAACAGACTTGGAAGCAAGCAGAGGAAGAGACAGCAAACCGTGTGGGTGATTTACTTAACCTAGACAACAACCAACTCTCCACCTTGGTAACCAACTACTCAAAGACCACAGAGGACGCTACGTTTGTCCTTGGTGCCGTTGAGAGTATTATGAAAAGCCAGTTCGATGAGATCACCGAAAGGTTTACCAAGTCTAATTTTGACACAGATCGTAAGGCGCAGATGGAGGCTCTTGAGGCTCTTGAAAGCACCATGATGATCTTGCAGAGTGTGTCGGGGCAGGAAGCTGCCTTTGGTCGGGCGTTAAACCTTCGTAAGAAGGGCGTCATTGACCTAGATAGCTACCAGAACCACAGTGCTGTAAGGGACGGTGGGGATCACGCAGATGCCGCCGCTATGGACTACCTAATCAAGCAGTATGGTGGTATTGATAAGCTACATGAAATCAAGGTGGCTGTATTAGCTGCCAAGGGTAATCCCAAAGCCTTTGTCAAAATCCTAAAGAATGTACAGGAGCCTACTGGTAAGAAGGTTGGTCGATCAGTCATCGAACTTTTCCGCTCTATGATCCTGTTCAATACAAAGACCCACATTACTAACATACTGGGTGGGGGCATTGAGAGTGTCCTTAGACCCATAGAGGGATACATTGGGTCCTACATGACAATGAAGATGTTTGGGGCTGAAGCTAAAGCCCAGCGCGACTTCTTTGGCGCACAGTTAGAGGGTTTACTCCATAGTATGGATGCTGCCGCTGTCGTGGCTAGTAGGTCATTTATGATGGAAAGAAATATATTGGACACTATGGGAAAGGTGGACGATCTAAGCCAGATGAACAAGATCAGTAGTGAATACTGGCCTGAGGCAAAAGGCTCTCCTCTAGGTGCTGTTTTAGATATGACGGGTAAAGCAGCCCGTGTATCCTTGAGGACCTTAGGTGCTGAAGACGAGTTCTTTAAGCAGATCAACTACAGAGGCAGAATATATGCTCAATCTAAAATGGATGGTATGGGAAAAGGTCTTAAAGATAAGGACCTGACAGACTATATTTCCAAAGAGATTGATGATGCCTTTGATGCTAGTGGTGCGGCTGTTAAGAACAAAGACGGGACCTTTAAGCACTCAAAAGCATTGCATGATGCGCGTGAGGCTACGTTCACATCAGAGCTAACCAAAGGCACAATGGCTAACGGTCTTCACAAATTTGTAAACCAACACCCATCCTTACAGTTATTTATGCCGTTTATTCGCACACCTACAAACCTCATTGGTGCAGCGGTGCAGCGTACCCCTATTTTAGGCGCACTCTCTAAAAAGCTTAGAGCCGACTTTAAGAACCCTGATCCAGCCATTCGTGCTGCGGCAAAGGGTAAGTGGGCAACAGGTATTGCTATTTATGGTATGGCATATTCGATGGTCAACAGAGGCGATATCACAGGGTCAGGCCCTCTTGATCCTGAGGCCAATAGAACTTGGAGAGCCGCTGGTAACCAAGCGTACAGCGTTAAAATGGGAGACAGTTGGGTCTCATATCAACGTCTTGATCCTAACTTTATTCCCTTTGCTCTTGTGGCTAATCTTAACGATGCCGTGAAGCATGGAACCGTTGATATTCTTGATATTGAAGAATGGGACGGAGGAATGATACAAGAAGCCCTTGTGGGTACAATCTTATCGATTGTTAAGACGATTGAGGATAAGGCCTACTTCCAAGGTATCACCTCAGTAGCAGCAGCATTTACAAGTGAGAACCCAGCACAGAAACACTCTCTGGAACGTATTGGTTCTAACTTTGTTACCTCAGTTATACCACCCGCACCTCTACAATTTGCAGAAGTTTGGGATGACTTAGTTAATGGTCAACCAGCGGAAGTAAGAGAGGCTGTAGGTCTTATTGAGAAGATACAACGTAAGTGGATTACCACAAACAAGGACCTTCCCAAGAAGTACAACTGGCTTACAGGTGAACCAATGATCAACTATGGATCATTCTCTGGTATTCCTATTCGCAAGGATGAACCCAATGCTGTTATGGATGAGTTAGTTCGTCAGAAGGTAGGGTTCAGAGGACCAACAAAGCGTTTCGGTGCTTTAAAATTTGACCTAACCAATGAAGAGTTCTCAAGATACCAACAGTTAGCTGGGACCTCTAAATTTCAAGGTCGAACATTACTACAAAACTTAGCTAAACTTCATGCAAGCCCTGTCTATAAAGCCGCCGCTGCATCCTTTGAGATCGATAGTGAAGGCTTTAGTAGGCAAGTGGTATTAAACAGGAAGATCATATCTAAGCATCTCGCACTAGCAAGAGAGCTTTTAAAAGATGAGTTTCCAGAGCTTGGTGAGGAAGTTAAGGCCCGTAGGTTGGCTCAACGAACAGGTATGCAATTAATGGAATTTAACAGGTAAAACATGGCAAGTATTATTAACTACGTTGCTGACGGGTCAACACAGGCATTTACCATCCCGTTTTTATACATAAGCACGGCAGAAGTTAAAGTTTTCTTGGATGATGTACCTTGTTATGATTTCGCATTTACAACAAGTAGTACGATCACCTTAGATGCTCTACCAACTAGCGGTGTTTATGTAACAATAAAAAGAGAAACCCTTGTACCCGCTGCCGTTACGTTTGTGGAAGGTACTTCCCTCAGAGCAGACGATCTTAACCTAGTAACAAAGCAAGGTCGTAACATAGCTGAAGAGGCTAGGGACAGGGCTAATGAAGGCTTAACTCAAACAGCGGCTGGTTTGCTCAATGCTCAGAACAAGAAGATATCTAATGTAGCAAACCCTGTGAGCGACACAGACGCTGCAACGAAGGGCTGGGTCAACACCAGTGCATCCTCAGTTGTCGGTCAGGCACAGGCCATCAAGGATGAGTTATACAATCTCAATCCTGTGATGAACCTACTGCCCTACAACTCTACAGGATACCTCACCTACGATGCGTCTACGGGAGACCTAGATTTTTTCCTCTCTGAAGGTCCCTTGGGAAACCAAGGGCCTCAGGGTCCCACAGGACCTCAGGGGCCTACAGGCAATACAGGTCCTACAGGTAACCAAGGCCCCTTAGGTGGGCAGGGTCCAGTAGGAAGTACTGGGCCTACAGGTCCTATAGGTAGCCAAGGACCCGTGGGTAACCAAGGCGTACAAGGACCTGAGGGGGAAACAGGTGATACTGGTCCCACAGGTATTGTAGGGCCTCAAGGTCCTGTTGGTAACCAAGGCCCCACAGGGGAAACAGGACCCACAGGCGGTCAAGGTCCAGTAGGAAACCAAGGACCTACAGGCTCACAAGGGCCTCAAGGTGCTACAGGTGACCAAGGACCTACAGGTTCTCAAGGAACCACAGGAAATACAGGTGCTACTGGTTTACAAGGACCTACGGGACCGACAGGAAATACAGGACCAACAGGTGATCAAGGACCAACAGGGTCTACAGGTCCACAAGGCCCTCAGGGTACTCAAGGACCCACAGGCAATACAGGTGCTACAGGTTCAACGGGTCCTATGGGTTCCACACCCTTAGGCTTGGCTTTCGGAACAATGAATATTGATGCAGCAACAGGCATATTAAAAATGGAATATTATGGAAGTGCTAACGATAATGACTTCACAATTTCTGCCTCTGGGCAGCTTTCGGTAACAACGGTATAGATAATGGGAACAATTAATATTGGTAAGGTTCGCCTCTCTTTTGAGGGAGCGTTCTCAAGCAGTACGGCTTATGCAGTCCATGAAACCGTATTTTACAGTGGAGAGAGTTATGCTTGTATAGTAGCAACAACGGCTGGCACTCTCCCAACAAACACAACACACTGGGCTAAGTTAGTCCAAAAAGGCTCAGACGGGGCCGATGGCTCTGATGGAACCACAGGTGCTACAGGTGCCACAGGTCCAGCGGGGGCCGATGGCTTTGACGGGGCTACAGGTGCTACGGGTCCCCAAGGCCCAGCGGGTTCTAATGGTGCAGACGGCTCTGATGGAGCCACAGGTGCTACAGGACCTCAAGGAGCCACAGGAGCTACAGGCCCAGCGGGTGCAGCTGGCGCAGACGGTGCAGACGGGGCCAATGGAGCCACAGGAGCTACAGGTGCTACAGGACCTCAAGGAGCTACAGGTGCCGATGGTGCTACGGGCGCACAAGGTCCCCAAGGTATTCAAGGAACTACAGGACCCCAAGGACCAGCGGGTGCAGACGGTGCTACGGGAGCCACAGGTGCCGCTGGCGCAGATGGTCTTAATGGCTCCGATGGCTCCGATGGTGCTGCGGGAGCTACAGGGCCTCAAGGCGTACAAGGTGATGCTGGTTCCGATGGTGCCACGGGTCCTCAAGGTCCTACGGGTGCTGCGGGTGCTACAGGCTCAGCAGGGGCCACAGGTGCTGCGGGTGCTACGGGGGCCACAGGTGCTACGGGTGCTGCGGGTGCTGACGGTGGTTTTACAACCAACTCTAACGCACAGGTTAACTCCTTAGGTGTAGGAACAGCAGCTAATGGTAATGCTGGTGAGATCAGGGCTACCAACAACATCACAGCTTACTATTCAGACGAAAGACTTAAAACTTTCCAAGGTACAATACCTGATGCCTTGACAAAGATTACTATGCTGAATGGCTACTACTTTACTGAAAATGACCACGCTAGATCGTTTGGTTTTAACAACGATAGAGTACAGGTTGGTGTTAGCGCACAAGAGGTCCATGCGGTGTTACCAGAGGTAACCACGGAGGCCCCTTTCAACAGTGAATATTTAACTGTTTGGTATGACAAGCTTGTGCCGCTTTTAATTGAAGCAATCAAAGAATTAAAAGCAGAAGTAGAGGAGTTAAAAAGTGACACTCCAAAGTAGCGGTCAGATGACCTTTACTGATATTCAAACTGAGTTTGGCGGTAGTAACCCAATCTCTTTAGATGAATATTATGGTGCAGCCAGTGGAATACCTAGCAGCGGTCAAATTTCTATGAACCAGTTTTATGGGAAATCTGGTACATATAGTTTAACGCTAACTGTAGGGTATGATGATACTGGCCCATACAAACAAGCAACAGGTTTTGGCATAGGGGGCAATCCATTTAATACAAGTAATTCTAACTATGTTGCTGGAACGACTGTTGCAACGCCAAATCATGGTTCTGTTTCAAATCCACTTTGGACAGACGGTACAAATCGAATATACTTCCTAGGTGGTCGTAAAGTTGGTGCCCTAAAAGCTAATCCAAGTTATCATATAGAGTTAAGAGTAGAAGGTTTGCACACTCTAAATTCTTTTAATACATTAACTACTAGTTTTGGTACTTATCAAACAAGTGCTGCAAATGTTATATTCCAAAGGTCTGACATCGCGTACGCCCTTGCTATTGGGGATGTGACAACTGGTACTGGAGTAAATGGCTCTACGATGTATGGCCCATTATATAAAGCCACACATAATACATCTTGGGAATGGCCTGTGAATGTAAATAACATACCTTTAAGTGATGAAGCCAATAATTGGGGAAGAACTATAGGATCACCCATTATCGGTAGTGTTGGTACAACTCATTCAGTAACGGTGACTTAATATGACAAATGAAGAAACATGGGATGCTTTTATTTCTGAATGGGAAAGAAGACTTAATGAAAGTGGCGTTATTGTAGGCTATTCAGATTGCTTTGGTGCTGGTTTGCTTATGGAAGAACTCTGCTTTGGCGTAGGTTCTGTAAAACTAGATAAAATGGTTTCGGGTTGGGATATTGAACGCTCAGAAGGAGATGAATTAAGTTCCAATGAAAATAGAGTGCGAGATGGTGGAAAAGTTCAACGTATTATTAGTGAAAATTATAATAACGATTTAACAACCAGTTTTCCTTTAGATCGTTTGCGTAGATTAAATGAAAATGAAACGCCTCAAAAATGTGACATGAGAATGATTAGTGTTCAAGGCAGTGGTTTAACAGCTTTGTATTGGGGAGGATCAGAATGGGTATCTCAAAAACCAGATCAGTCGATAGGCATATTAGACGAGACAAGTTTTATAATTACTGAATTAGGAACCTTTAGGCCCGTTAACTTCGATGGATGATTTGGAAAATAGAATAGCCAAAACTGAATGGCTAATAGAACGACAAGATCAAAACATCAGAGAGCTATACGACACCACAGAGGACATGAAGAAATGCCTTAGGGGTATACATGAGGTCTTAATACAAATTAAGTGGTTTGTACTTGGTGGTGCAGCTTTATTCTTTGCAGACCAAATAGGTCTAGGATACATATTTAAAATATTTGGAGTTTAATAAACAATGTTACAAGCACTAGCTACGGTGCTTCCAAACATTCTGAAGATCGTTGACAAAAGCATACCTGATAAAGCAGGGGCGGCATTAGCCAAGCAGAAGATTGAGCTTGAGCTAGTGACCGCTGCTAACGAAGTCAACAAGATGCAAGCAGAGACCAACAAAGTAGAAGCATC